AAGATTGTCTCCCGTACCTTCACGGACATCACCAACGAGTTTGCCTGGGACGATGAGACTGCCCTCAAGGTGGGGTACATCCTGGCTATTGCTGCTATCGAGTCAACAGGTCTCTTTGAGCGTAGGAGCCATAAGCGTGGTATGCGGCAGACGGTGGTGCTCCTGTCGCTCTCCGAGGATGCCTGGGAGTATGCCCACAAGAACATGAAGCATGGTGAGGCTCTACACCCCATCAAGATGCCCATGGTTGTCCCTCCCCGTAAGTGGTCTTCACCAACCGATGGTGGCTATGAGGAGGGTCTTGGGTTCCCTTTGGTCCGTGGGGCTACCAAGTCAGCCACCGAGTGCCATGACATCAAGACCATGCCTGAGGTGTATGCAGCTATCAATGCTGTGCAGCACACTCCCTACCGCGTCAATGCTGTAGTCCTTGATGTGGTGCAGAGGCTCATGGAAACCCGTTCACCCGTGGGTGACCTTGATGTCTATGCCGAAGGTGTGTTCCCTGCGCGTCCTCCGATCCTTGACTTGGTCTGTGAGAAGACCCCTGAGCAACGAGCGGAGATCCGTAGGTACTGGCATGAGGCCAACCGGGTCGCCGAGAACAACCGGCGGATCAAGTCACGGCGCATCGGGATCCTTCAGACCCTCAGCCTTGCGTCTAAGTTTGCGAGTGAGGGTGACCTCCGGTTCTTCCATGCCTCAAGCCTGGACTTCCGAGGCAGGTTCTACTGTCAGTCCACGGGGCTATCCCACCAGGGTAATGATCTTCAGAAGGGTCTCATTGAGTTCGGTCAGGGTCATGTGATCCCTCATGCAGGGGAGGCGACAGCAGCCTGGTTGCGCCATGCGGCAGCCTGTAGGGGTGTCAAGGGCACCTATGCCGAGCGTGAGGCAGCAGCCCGCCAATGGGTCAACTCAGGGGAAGCCGAGAGTATCGCCAAGGATCCCTTAGGCACCGTGGGTCGCTGGAAGGATGCCGCAGATCCCTTCTCGTTCCTTGCTTGGTGCCTTGATGTACCCAATGTCCGCGCCGGTAAACCTTCGCACCTCATGGTTGCCGTCGATGGAAGCTGCAATGGCCTACAGGTTCTCTCGCTCCTCCTCAAGGATGAAGTAGGGGGTGCAGCCGTCAACCTGTTGCCCTCCAATGTCCCCGCAGACATCTACAGCATTGTTGCTGCACGGACGCAGCAGAAGATCATTGAGGCTGCCAAGCGGGGTGATGACCATGCTGCTCAATGGGCAGAACTAGGGATCACACGGAGCCTCATCAAGCGTGTGGTGATGACTGTTCCCTACAGCATCTCGCAGCGGTCTGCTGTCATGTACCTACGGGAGGCATACTTCGAGCAGCACCGTGGTGGACCTTGGATGGATCCGAGTTACCCCTGCGGAGTCCTGATCAAGAGCCTATGGCCAGCAATCAGCGAGGTGTGTGTAGGCGGCATGGCGTTCCTCAGTTGGGCGCAGCGGGCAGCCAAGGTTCTCGTTCAAAGTGGGATACACGCCACATGGGTTACCCCTGATGGCTTTACTGTGCAGCAGTCATACATGAACTATGACAAATCACGGGTCAGGACTGTCCTGGGACCTCAGGCAAACATCTGGCAGATCCGCAAGAAGACAGCGCGGATCAACAGGCGCAAGCACATCCATGGCATCGTTCCAAACCTTGTTCACTCCTTGGATGCCTGTGCAGCCCGGAAGACAGCGATTCGGTTGGTAGCAGCAGGGGTGCCTGATATGGCTTTCGTGCATGATTCGTACTTGACACACGCTGCTTACGCCCCGGTACTGAACAGGGAACTACGGGCAGCCTGGGTAGACACATTCGATGGTGATCCCTTAGGCGATTGGATCCGACAGATCAACGCTCAGTTACCCGTGGGAATGGTGTTGCCACCGGCTCCTCCCCAGGGAACCCTTGATACGAAGTTGTTGGTGGATGCTCCGTATTTCTTCTCGTAGTTAATAGTTGACCATTGCGAGATACTCTATTCGTACATACAATGGTGAAAATGATCGTTAGGTATGCATATCGGGCACAACATATATAGAAAGTAGGGCAAATGAGCGCACATACGCAGTTAACGACACCCACAGGAACCCTGATCTGGCCCTCCTTGACTGAGCCGGACATGAAGTTTGATGCAGCGGGTACCTACAGCACCCGGATCATGTTTGAAGCAGGTGCTGATGCGGATGCCCTTGAGGCAACCCTCGCACAAGCGTTGAGCCTGGCTGTCTCTGAAGAGACCAAGCGTTCCGGTGGCAAGAAGGTGAAGGTATCCCCTTCGCTCCCTTACAGCCGCAACGAAGAAGGCAAGTTGGTAGTCAAGGCAAAGTTGCGGGCGAATGTCGAGACCAAGTCAGGGAAGACTTGGGTTCAGCGTCCGGCACTCTTTGACTCTCGCGGCACCAAGCTTGAGGGTGATATCCGGGTAGGCAACGGCAGCCGCGCTCGGCTTGCTGTTGAGATCACCTCTTGGAATCAACCAGGCATCGGTGGGGTAGGTCTGAGTCTCCGTCTTCGTGGTGTACAGATCATTGAGCTCCGCGAAGGTATGCCATCCAGTGCATCGGACTTCGGTTTCGGCGCGACTGATGCGGGCTTCACCACGGAGACCTTCTCAGACTTTGAGGAGGATAAGAAACCCTCGGCTGCTAAGGAAGAACCTAAGCAAGAGTCACTTCCTAAGAAGAAGTCACCCAAGGCGCAAGACTTCTGATGAACAACCGGGAACGAGGGAAGCGTGGGGAACGGGATGCACGGGATGCAATCAGGGAGCACTTAAATCTCCCTGGTTGCTTCCGGGCAGCCCAATCAAGCGGGAGCCTCTCGGCAGACTTAGGTGGTACCGGCGGCTTGCACTTTGAGGTGAAGTTACGGAAGTCATTGGCTGTTTATGACTTCATCGAACAGGCCATCAAGGACAGTAAGGGCAAGAAGTGTCCCGCTGTTGTGATGCGTAGGGATCGCGGCGAATGGTTGTTGATGATGCGTTTATCTGACACCCCTTCATTCATTCAGTCATTAGCAGCAGCGCAGCAGGAGCAACAGGGCTCCATGATGCACCTAACAGAAACGAATCAATATGGCTTACAAGCAAGTGTTCAACCCACGGTTGGTCAGTGATGATCCGAGTCAGCCTTCCTTCTGCCAAGTCTCGGAGTCGAGTGGTGAACTGAAGATCGAGTTTGGATCAGACACCTTTGCAACCTTGGATCGCGTAGAGATCCGCTCACTCCGCATCTTCCTCTCAACACTTGTTGGGCAGATGCCTCTACTCGATGACCGCATCACACCTAATCGAACTCCTGCACCATCACGCAGCAACTACGCGCTGGAAGCATGAAAGACATCATCAAGTACCGAGGTGGTGGATCCCTGATCACAGTGTCGTTCTACGCACTTGAAGGTGACTACCCCTACGGTGCCGGTGTGACAATTCGTCGGCTCCTAGCAGGGGCACCAGGTAAAGGATCATCATCAGCGGAGAAGTGGTTACCCGTGTACCGCGAGGATGCCTTGGCACTCGTAAAGCACCTTGGAGAAACGGTGTCTTGCACTTGGATTGACGGAGATCGAGTGGCAGTAGTTACCCCGGGAGATCAGTTCCGTGACTGAAGCTTCCTTCTTGCGCCATGAACCTTGTCCGGCCTGTGGCTCCAAGAACAACCTAGCGCGTTACTCCGATGGTCACGGATTCTGCTTTGGATGCAAGCACCATGAGCGTGGTGATGGAACTACCGCGCCAACCCCACAGCGGAAGGACTTCGCAGCAATGATTGAAACCGAATATGTGACACTTGAGCGTAGAGGTCTCTCCGAGGAAACCTGCCGATCATGGAACTACGGTATCGGTGAGCACCTTGGTGTACCCGTACAGGTAGCGCAGTACCGCAACGCATCAGGGGAGATCATTGCTCAGAAGATCCGTACCGCTGACAAGCAGTTCCGTATCTTGGGTGATGCCACTCAAATGGTGCTCTTTGGGCAACACCGCTTCGCCGGTAGTGGGCGCATGGTGGTAGTGACCGAGGGTGAGATCGATGCCATGAGCCTGTCTCAGATGCAGGATCACAAGTGGCCGGTGGTATCGGTACCCAATGGTGCCCAATCGGCACCCAAGGCAGTGGCAAAGAGCCTCGATTGGTTGGAGGGGTTTGACCGGGTGGTCTTCGCCTTTGATATGGATGAACCAGGGCAACTCGCTGCCAAGGAATGTGCCAAGGTATTGAGTCCCGGGAAAGCCTTCATAGCCCGCTTGCCCCTGAAGGATGCCAACGAGTGCCTCAAGGGTGGTAAGGCGAAGCAACTGATTGATGCCATATGGACAGCACCACCATTTCGTCCTGATGGCATCGTTTCAGCCAACGACATCTGGGAGCGCATCCAAGCATTCGATGCAACCGAAGGCATCCCATACCCATGGGCTCCTCTGTCGGCCATGCTCCATGGGATCCGTCCAGGGGAACTCGTCACAGTCACCGCCGGTACAGGTGTAGGCAAGAGCCAGTTCTGCCGTGAACTCGCGTTCAGCCTAATCAAAGCAGGGATACCCGTGGGCTACATCGCCCTTGAGGAATCTGTAGCGCGTACCGCTATTGGCCTGATGAGTCTCGAAGCGAACAAGCGGCTCCACCTCGGGGCTGACCCGAAGGAACTACGGGACTCCTTTGACAAAGTCTTCGCTGCTGGACAGGTGTTCCTCTATGACCACTTCGGGAGTACCGAGGGTCAGAACCTCCTCGACCGCATCCGCTACATGGGTAAGGGACTTGGGTGCAAGGCTGTAGTACTCGACCACATATCCATTGCAGTATCCGGGCTCAATGATGGGCAAGGTGATGAGCGGCGGATGTTGGACAACCTGATGACCAAGCTCCGCACCCTAGTGGAGGAGACAGGTATCACCCTGTTTGTTGTGTGCCACCTGAAGCGTATCGATGGGCGCAGCCATGAAGAGGGCGGTGAAGTAAGTCTGTCACACCTCAGGTCTTCTCAGAGTATTGCTCAACTGAGTGATTCAGTCATCGCCCTTGAGCGGAACCAACAGGGCGAGAATAAGAACCAAACGAGAGTGCGTGTTCTGAAGTGTCGCTACACAGGTGAGACAGGGTGCTGCATGGCACTTGAGTACGACAAGGAGACTGGTCGCTTAACTGAATGTGTCATGTTCGATCCTGCTCAAGAGGTCGAAGAAGCTCCCTTCTAATTCCGTGGAAATCCACGGCAATGCACTATTGCCTTGGCGAAAGCGTCACTTATAATTAGTTGACCAACATGGATAAATCCGCAAAGAAGGAAAGTGCTGAGACCTTGTGGATTGACGGAGCAGACAAGGCCGTCATCGGCTTCATTGATCGGTGTGGCTATCCACCTGTAGTGATCTACAGCTACCCGAAGCTGTGCAGTGTATTCGTCAAGCAGGGCATGACTGATGAGGAAGCAGCAGAGTGGGTCAGCTTCAACATTGAAGGTGCTGGTATGGGAGCAGGGACACCAGGGATTCTCCACCGGGGCACAGCAGCAGACCTTCGGCTCTGGATCGGGAGTGAACAAGAACCATGAGCAATAGTCCAAATACTTTGGACACTTCTGTGGTCTTCGATATCGAGACCGATTCACTCGATGCCTCCACAAGGATCTGGTGCATCGTCACCCGTGATGCGAATACCGGAGCCATCCTTACATCTACAAGTCTTGCCTCAGGTCATGGTGCTTCCATCAAGGTTCTCCAAGAAGCCTCTTGCATCATCGGTCAGAACATCATTGGCTTCGATCTACCGATCCTTCAACAACTCCTTGGATTCATTCCAACCAAGAAGATCCTTGACACCCTGACACTCTCTCGCTTGGTCTACCCAGACCTCCGCAATGATGATTGGAAGCGTGTTGGATTCAACAAGGAACTGATTGGTAGCCACAGCCTCAAGGCATGGGGGCAGCGTCTTGGTCTCCTCAAGGACACCTACGGTGAGAACGCTGATTGGTCAGCATGGACTCAGGAGATGCAGGACTACTGCGAAGTAGATACCAAGGTCACCCTGGCTCTCTATCAGCACCTGATTGCACAGGGTCCTGCACCGAAGGCCGTTGAGTTGGAACTAGGGGTCGCTCGCATCTGCCAACGCATTGAGAGAGCAGGGTGGCACTTTGATCGCCCTGGTGCTGACAGGCTCACCGCGCAACTACTGATCAAGCGGGTGGATCTCAAGGAACAGTTGGTGAAGGTCTTCCCTGCCAAGATGATTCAGATGAAGACCAAGGTGAAGACCGCTGTATTCAACCCAGGGTCTCGTATGGACATTGCGAGAGGTCTTAATGAACTCTACGGGTGGCAAGCGGAGGAGGTGACTCCCTCAGGGCAACCAAAGATCGACGAGGCGGTGCTCTCAAAGCTCCCTTATCCGGAAGCCAAACTTCTATGTGAGTACCTACTGATCGTGAAGCGTCTTGGGCAGATCGGTGAGGGTGAGGAAGCATGGGTGAAGTTGTCCCGCAATGGAGTCATCCATGGCCGCATCAATACCAATGGTGCAGTCACCGGCAGAGCAACCCACAGTAAGCCCAACATGGCGCAGGTTCCTGCCTCAAGGTCACCCTATGGCAAGGAGTGTCGAAGCCTCTTTGGTCCCCGTCCCAACTGGGTACTCGTTGGTGCTGATGCTTCGGGGCTAGAGCTTCGCTGCCTATCCCACTTCCTCCATGCTTATGACGATGGTCTCTACTGCAAGGCTGTACTTGAGGGTGACATCCATTGGACGAACGCGATTGCATTCGGCATCGTTGCACCAGGGACTAAGCGGGATAAGCACAATGCAGATCTTGAAGAGAAGCGGAACATCGCTAAGACTCTGATCTATGCAATGATCTATGGAGCCGGTGATCTCAAGTTAGGCATGACCGTTGGTGGTGGCGTGAAGGAAGGCAAGCGGCTCCGGGGTTCCTTTGAGAAGAAGGTGGGTGCCTACAAGGTTCTCAAAGACTGCGTATCAGCAGCATCGAAGCGTGGGTACCTGATTGGTCTCGATGGCAGACATCTACCTATCCGCTCAGAACACGCAGCATTGAACACACTGCTTCAGTCTGCCGGTGCAGTCATTATGAAGCAAGCACTCTTGCACTTCGTTCAGAATATGTCCTGGGCAAATCTCGAATGGGGGAAAGACTATGCAGTCATCGGATGGATCCATGATGAGTTCCAAATCGAATGCCGTCGGGGTCTCGAAGACCACATTGGCACCAGTGCCGTTGGTTGCATCAAGTCAGCAGGGGAAACCCTTGGCTTCCGGTGTGCCCTCGATGGTGAGTTCCGTACCGGGGCTTCATGGGCCGAGACTCATTGAAAGGAGCAACTGGATTGCTTATCTGGCTGGCTATATCGATGGTGAAGGATCCTTTGCGCTCTACCGCAAGGGCAATGCGCGCCTATGTGTCTCGAACACATTTCCAGGGGTACTCGCTGCGCTCAAGAAGGAATGGGGCGGAAGCATCCGCCGCAAGTCCACCACCAACCCCAACGCCCGTACAGCCTGGGAGTGGGTCGTTGATGGAGACAACGCAATCAATGCTGCCCTGATGGTCTCGCCTTACCTCATTGAGAAGCGAACCCAAGCATCCTTGATGACACAGATCCGCACTTGGCCTCCAGGGTCAGAGCAACGGAAGCAACTGATACAGCGCATCAAGTCATTGAAGCGAATCGACTACGGAAAGGAATCTTCATGAAAGACCTTGAACTTGCAAGCACCACAGAACTACTCGAAGAGATCGATAAGCGCATGGATTGCTTCGTGTTCTTTGGGTACCAGAACAGATCCAAGACCACCTATGCAATCGTTATGGAAACCAATGGGAGTGCTCCCGAGATGCTGGGGATGACTGAGATGCTCTCAATGCGGGTGCGGAACATGATTACTAATTCTGAAGAGCGAGATGGTAGGGACGAGACATGAAGACACATATTGTTATCGATGGTGACATCCTCGCATACACAGCAGCCGCCTCGGTAGAGAAGGTGATCAACTGGGGTGATGACTTCTTCACGCTCCACTCAGACTTCGCTGAGGCTAAGAGTCGGGTTGATGTAGACATCGTGGAGTTCGTTGAGAAACTTGGGGGAGACTCCTACACAGTCTGCTTTACGGATCACACGAACTTCCGAAAGGGTGTGTACCCGGAGTACAAATCAAATCGTAAGGCAACCCGTAAGCCCATCTGCTTCGTGGAGCTCCGCGCTTACATCAATGAGTGTTGGCCTTGCCAGACCTGGAAGAACCTTGAGGCTGATGATGTCATGGGCATCTACGCAACAGGCAAGACCAAGTCCATCATTGTCTCCGCTGATAAGGACATGAAGACCATCCCCGGTCGTTGGTTCAACCCCAACAACCCTGATGCCGGTGTGATCACAGTTACCCCTGCGGATGCCAATAGAACCCATCTGATCCAAACGCTCACCGGCGACAGAGTCGATGGGTACCCAGGGTGCCCAGGCATTGGTCCAGTGCGGGCAGAGAAGATCGTTGATGAGGGTGGTTGGGCGGGTGTTGTGGAGACCTATGCAAAAGCAGGGCTCTCAGCATCGGTAGCCATTACTCAAGCCCGGTGTGCCTACATCCTTCGCAAGGGTGACTATGTCAAGAAGACGGGTCGCGTTCGTCTATGGGAGCCAAGCCATGCTTGATTTTCTCCTTCACTTTGGGCTTGCTATCGCGTTCTTAGCGGCCTGTAGCACTCTCTTGTTCTTCATCATCGACAGTTCACCCGATTACTGAAAGTATCTGCAATGCCAAAGCCACAAACATTGATAGCCCGTGTAGAGGACAGCCGCCGGTTAGGGATTGTCTCAGACAACCTAATGTCCGACATCCTGGCTGAACTTGATTACTACGCGGAGAAAGAGAAGAAGCAGTTCGCTCGGATCCGTGAGCTTGAGGTTCGCTTGGTGAACCTTGGGTGTGGTGATGACATCCGTGTGGAACCTAAGGCACCCAAGATTGTCCACTACGGAAAGCACTCGGTGGTCGAATGAGTGATCATCAAATAGCAGGGATCAGCCTGAAGGACAGTGGCAAGCGGCAGGAGTGGAACACAGGTAGCCGCCGGGATACACGGGAGGGGAAGGGGAGGTTCGATCTCCTTCCTTGGGAAGTCATCGAAGCAGATGCCCGGTACATGGAGTTGGGTGCGAAGAAGTATGGGGATCGCAACTGGGAGAAGGGGCAGCCCCTATCGCGCTACCTCGACTCAGGCCTACGGCATCTGACCCGGTACATGATTGGTCACCGGGATGAGCCCCATCTACAGGCTGCCCGTTGGAACCTTGCGGCTTACCAATGGACTCTCAACCGGATCCGGGAGAACACTTTGCCCATGGAATTGAACGACACCGGCGAGGTCATCCTGCCTGGATTGGTACCTATGGAATGAAGGATACTGAAATCCCGCTAATCAATCCCCAATTGATCGTTGCCTTGAAGGCGCGGTTCCCTCTACCCATCCCTCGGTTGGATGATCAAGACCGCGCTATCTGGCACCGCCTTGGGAGTTGGTCAGTGATCCAATTCCTCGAACTAAAGCTCAAAGAACAACAGGAAAAATAACCATGTGTATGCCCTCGATCCCGAAGCCACAACCATCACCACCACCGCCACCGGCACCCGTCAAGATGGCTGAATCCTTCAGAGCTACGGCAGCAACCATGGCAAAGCGCAAGCCCGGTGGTTTCGGGTTGGATCTCCTGACGATCCCCCGTGCCAACAATGGATCCGGTGCCAACATCCCTGGGGCTTACTAAATGATGGACTACTCGGCTAAGGAGAAGTGGAACCGTTTGGATGGGGAGCGTTCCTCCTATGTCCTTCGGGCGCGTAAGTGCTCTGAACTGACGCTGCCATATATGTATCCAGCCGCCGGTACAGGATCTGCCTCGGCACTCCCTACCCCCTACAACAGCCTTGGAGCCCGAGGGGTCAACAACCTAGCAGCCAAACTGCTGCTCTCGCTGCTCCCCCCGAATACCCCCTTCTTCCGCTTCACCATCAACCGGGAAACCATTCGGGCTGCTCAGTCCGCTGATCTCCTGGGTGAACTTGACTATGCCTTCAGCGAGATGGAGAAGGAGATCATGGATGAAATCGAGTCAATGCAGACTCGACCCATCATGTATGAGGCCATGCGCCACCTCCTGATCTCAGGCAACGGCTTGATCGAACTGACCCCTAAGGGTAAGTGGCGGTTCCGTGGGCTTGAGAGTTATGTCGTTGAACGGGATCCCTCAGACAACATCATCCACATCGTCACGAAAGAAGTGTCTGATTTAGCCGTACTATCCCCTGAGATCCGTGCTGCTGTCTACATGGAATCCGGTGATGTCGCCCGTGAAGTCGATGTCTACACCATCGCTTGCCGCAATGAATCAGGCAAGTTTGATGTCTGGCAAGAGGTAGCAGGTATCGAAGTAGCGGACTCGCGCTCTACCTACGCTGTTGAAGATCTGCCCTATGTTGTCCTTAGGTGGAACCGTGTATCGAACGAGGACTATGGTCGCGGTCTCGTTGAGGAGTACCTCGGTGACCTGATCAGCCTGGAAGGTCTGACCCGCAGCATCGTTGAGGCTTCCATGGCAGCATCACGAATGCTGTTCCTTGTGAACCCCAATGGTCTCACACAGGCTCGAACCCTACAGGATGCTCCTAACGGTGCTATCCGTGAGGGCATCGCAGACGATGTGAGCGTTCTTCAGGTCGAGAAGTACCAGGACTTCCGGGTTGCCCTTGACACTATGGATGGGATTAAGGATCGCCTCGGATATGCGTTCCTACTGAACACTGCGGTACAGCGTGGGGGAGAGCGTGTGACTGCTACTGAAGTCCGCGCAATGATCTCAGAGCTGGAGTCATCATTGGGTGGTGTGTTCGCAACCCTCAGCGAAGAACTGTCGCAGCCCCTCGTACTCATTGTCATGGGTCAGATGCTGCGTAAGAAGAAACTCCGCAAGATGCCTAAGGGCATGGTGCGTCCCGTCATCGTCACCGGCCTTGATGCCCTTGGTCGTGGACAGGATCTACAGAAACTCGATGCGTTTGTTGTGGGTGTCAAGGACAGCCTTGGACCACAGGCACTCGCTCAATACCTCAATGTGCAGGGGTATCTCACGAAGAGAGCAAGTGCACTTGGACTCGACCTCAATGGACTCGTTAAGAGCCAAGAGCAGATCCAACAGGAAACCGAACAGGCACAGCAACAAGCAAGTATTGAGAAACTCGGTCCCAGTGTTGTACAAGGTGGTGCGAAGTTGATGCAAGCACAGATGCAACAGGGACAACAGATGCAACCAGGAGCAATGACACCAAATGGCTGAGGCGACACCAGTATTCGAGATTAATCCATCACAAGGTCCCAACGATGCGGCTTACGCTGCACGGTTTGATGAGACCGCCCGTGCAGAGGCAGAGGCCAATGTGCCAGCGGGTGACTTTGGGCAGGTAGCGGAACCTTCGGGATCCCCTGCATCCTCCGAAGCACCCGCCCCTCTTGCCGGGAAGTTCAAAGATGCCGCTGAGTTAGAGAAGGCTTACCTTGAACTACAGGCGAAGTTGGGTGCCAAGGATCCAAAGACTGAGCCAGTTGCTGATGAAGCATCTGCTGCCAAGGTCATTGGTACAGAGGCACTCGATGGCTTCGTATCGGAGTTCCGTAACCAGGGCAACCTGTCCGAGGACTCCTACGCCAAGCTTCAGTCCCTTGGTCTCGGTAAGGGTGTTGTGGATGCCTACATCGAAGGTCAGAAGGCAGTCGCTGATAAACAAGCCGAGGGTGTCTATGCAGTCGTAGGTGGCCGTGAAGGCTTCAACGAGGTCATCGATTGGGCAGGGAAGAACCTGTCAGCAGATGACCAAGAGGCGTTCAATGTGATCATGGGCAGTGGCAACATGAAGTCTGCCTCGTTTGCCATCAAGACCCTCAAGGCACAATTCGATGCTCAGAACCGGAGCCCTGCGCGGGTCGATGGGAAAGCAACGGGTACTCAGATTGGGTTCCGCTCGAAGCATGAGATGGTTACTGCTATGACTGATCCCCGCTATCAAACTGATCCAGCATTCCGGCGCGAGGTGTCCTTGCGTATGGGTGCTTCCAACTTCCAACAAGGATAAATATGTCAGACAAGAACACCACTATCTGCGGTATCGCTGCAATCGTTGTTGCTATCGGATCCGCACTCACATCATTCTTCGATGGTGACCCAACGACTGCCATGGATATCGGGGCAACAATCGCCGCTATCACCGCCGGTGTCGGACTGATCCTCGCAAAGGATTCCTCGAAGAAGGTTGCCTAATGTGGGGGTGGCTCAAACCACTCCTTGAGGCACTACTCAATTACTTCACCAAATTAGCCAAAGAACCAACCTATGCCCAAGACGCTGACCCGGGTGCTGGTGACAAACGTCGCCGCTTTCGGGCTCATATTCGTGCTTGGCTGCTCAAGCAGCGTGATCCTGGTACCTGAGGGTACCCCAGTTCAACTTGCTGAAAGCGTCCAAGCCCATGTGTTCGTGGTGCAGAAGGATGGAACTAAGGTGAAATCAAATGGTCGCGTCAGGCTTCCAGCAGGAGCCTGGGTGGCCACACTCCCAGAAGATGATGCAGACACGGGGCTGCCCAATGCGTTGGGTACCAGCTCAGGTGTTGCACCGTAATCAAAGGACAACCAACAATCCTGCTTTGTCATGTTTTGAGAAAGAAAAACTATTATGGCTGGCGAATTCAATCAAGCAATTAACCGTCTTGGACAGATCAACGGGGCGAATGATGCCCGTGCACTTTTCCTTAAAGTGTTTAGTGGAGAAATCATTTCGCAATACGAAAGTAAGTGCGTCATGAAGGACCTTGTGCGGACCCGCAGCATTGCTACCGGCAAGTCTGCATCGTTCCCACTGTACGGTTCTGCTACCGCGAAGTGGCACACCCCTGGTGACAACATCCTTGAAGCTGCTTCGGGTTACCTGACGAACTTCAAGTACGCCGAGCGCATCCTTACGCTCGACAATATGTTGACCGCAAACACGCTCATCTCGGATGTGGACGAGCTAATCAACCATTGGGATGTGCGTTCACCGATTGCAACGGAACTTGGTCGTGCGCTTGCGTATGCCTATGACCGCTTTGCAATGTCCACCTTCTGGGCAGCAGCGAACACCAGCACTTCGCCTATCAGCGGTAAATCTGCTAACGGTACGGACTTGATTGGTCAGATCATCACTAAGGGTACTACTAACCCAACGGGTACTGAAATCGTTGATGGGCTCTATGAAGCACAGGTTGCCCTTGATAACAAGGATGTTCCTGTGGACGGTCGTTTCTGCGTTGTTCGTCCTGAACAGTACCAAGCCCTCTTGGCCTCACCAATCTCCCTCGCGACAAGCCCACGCTTCAGCAAGGACTTTGGTAGTGGAGTTGGTGATGTCTCCAAGGGTACCGCTGCTGCTGTAGAGATTGCTGGTTTCCGTGTCTTGAAGTCCAACTTGTTCCCTCGCGAGAACTTGGCTGCTACTGCGCTGTTTGTTGATGCCAATGCTGTCTCCGATGTGTACGGTGCTAACGGCGTTGGCTACGGTGGTACTGTTAGTACTGCTAACTCCATGGCTAAGGCATGGGGTATCTGTGGACACGCTGATGCCATTGGTTGCGTCAAGAAGTTCGATGTCACGACTGAGATGGAGCGCAAGATCGAGTACCAGGGCACCCTGGTTGTCTCGAAGATGATGGCTGGCTTCGGCGTTCTGCGTCCTGAGTGCGCCATTGGTCTTGCTGTTGCCTAATCCCGTTTAACCCACTTATCCCCCCTGCATCTAGAAATAGGTGCAGGGGGATTCTGTTTGATCCCCTAAGCAACCATCGAGAACCCCATGGCACTCACTGAAACAACGAAGATCTCTGCGATCAACACGATGCTGTCCTGCATCGGGGAATCCCCGGTGTCTTCGCTTGAAGCAACTGCTACGGCTGATGTGAGTATGTCCATCAACATCCTCGATGAAGTCTGCCGAGACCTTTGCAGCCGCGAGTGGTCTTGGAACAAGTTAACCAAGCAGACTCTGACTAAGAATGTCAATGGCAAGATTGCAGTACCCGCTGCTTGGGTTCGTGTTGACCATGCGACTAAGGATGTCGCCAAGAGAGGGAGTTTCCTTTACAACCGTGAGGACTCCACGGATGTCTTCACGACTGACATGGATGAACTAGACGTAGTCATCCTCCTGGAATGGGACGATATGCCTGAGTCAGCCCGCAGGTACGCCATGATCAGAGCAGGGCGCACCTTGGTAGCCCGGTTGGTTGGGAGTGAGAAGGGTGTTGCCTTTACGGAGCGTGATGAGGTTCAGGCTTGGATGACTCTTCGTGAGTTTGAATCTGAGCAAGCAGATCTCAACATCTTCAACAATGCAGATGTCTCATCGAACCTCCGGAGGTGGGCGTGAGCTTAATCTCGCTCCAGATCCCCAACCTGATTCAAGGGGTCTCTCAGCAGCCCCCGCAGATGCGGTTGCCCTCACAGCTTGAGGAGCAGACCAATGCTTACCCTTCGTTGACCGAGGGGCTGACTAAGCGGCCACCAACAAACCACATTGAGCGGTTGGCTACTACTGAAGCGGCAGCACCGTTTGTGCACTTCATCAATCGTGATTCGGTTGAGCGGTATGTGGTGCGCGGAACCTCAACTACTTTGAAGGTATTTACGCTTGCTGGTGTAGAGAAGCCTGTCTATACCAATAGCACCGGCTTCACTGCCTTCACGCTCCCTGGTTCTGGTTACCTCAGCACCCCTGCGAACCTACGGGCACTCACGGTTGCTGACTACACCTTCTTGCTGAACACCACTACGGCTGTAACGATGGAAGCTACAGCAACTGCGGTGGCGGAACAGAAGGCTCTTGTAGCCATCATCCAGGCTTCCTACTCAACTAAGTACACCGTAACGATTCGGTATTTGACTACTGATTATCCATACACCCATACGACAACTACTAGTGCTCCTACCGTTGATACAGAAGCAATTGCTGCTGCCTTGGTGACCCTGATTAACGGAGGAACTACTACTCACTATGTAACAGCAACTGTCACAGGATCCACCATCGTCCTGGTTCAGAGTCAAACTGGTATTGCCAAGACATTCACCGTCAAGACATCTGATTCTGCTGGTGGAACCATCATGTCCGTTGCCAAGGGCAAGGTAGCCCGTATCTCTGATCTACCCCTAGCGGCTCCTCACGACTTCAAGATAGCCATTGGTGCTGACATTGAAGATCCATCTACGAGCGACTACTACGGGATCTTCATCGCTAACGATGGGATCACCGGCTCAGGCCGCTGGGAAGAGTCTGTTGGCTTCGGTGTTACTACGACACTCTCAGATACCACGCTGCCTTATGTCCTTGTAAGAAGGTCAGATGGCAACTTTGGATGCTACAAACCCACATGGGATCTCCGCCTGGTAGGTGATGCTGTAACAGCAGCCCCTCCGTCATTCGTTGGACGCAAGATCAACGATATGTTCCTCTACAGGAATCGCCTTGGTTTCCTCGCGGACAACAAGGTGGTCATGAGTGAGGCGGGGAACTATTTCGGCTTCTGGCGTACAACATCAACGCAGATCATTGATTCAGATCCCATCGATGTATCGGTAGCACACTCTCAGGTATCTTCGCTACGAGCAGCAGTCGGTTGGGATGAACGCCTGATCCTCTTCACGGATACCACTCAGTTCTCCTTAGGTTCCGGTGCAGATACCAACCTGACCCCTGAGACTGTGGAGATCGTTCAGACCACAGACTTCGAGAACTTCTCCTCAGTCTGTAAGCCACAACCTACGGGTAGATCACTCTTGTTCATCCAGAGCAAGGGACAGAATGTGGGTGTCCGTGAGTATGTCCGTATATCAGTCGATGAGAAGTATGACGGACTTGATATCACTGCCAACATCCCTGCTTACATCGCAGGGGTACCTCAACAGATCGCTGTGAGCACCCATGACAGTACGGCATTCCTCCGTACATCTACCGGCCTGTACAACCATAAGTGGTTTGTAAACGGCAGCGAGAAGATCCAATCAGCCTGGAGCAAATGGGATCTCGGTGCTGATGCAGTAGTCGCAGGTATGCACTGGTACGACCACATCCTGTACATGGTGGTTACCCGTGGAACCGAAACCTTCTTGGAGAAGGTGGAGTTTGAAGGACGCTTCACAGACCCAGGGTTAACTTGGGGTGTTCACCTTGACCGTCGCGCAGTTGCCACAGGAGTTGTGGGAACAGTCTATGGAACCACTAAGTTCCTCTACGCACCCAACTTAAACCTGAGTGCCTATAGCCCCGTAGTGGTAGCCAACGGGATCAAGTATCAGCCTATTCAGGTCACTAGCACTGAGGCAGTTGTCCTTGCGAATCTCGTTGGAACCGTTGCTTGGGTGGGTGTTCCATACGAAATGCGTTGGACATTCTCGAAGCAGTATGCACGGAACCAGGATAAGCCCATCATTGATGGCCGCTTGCAACTCACCTATGGAGTTCTATCGTTCGAGGAAACAGGGAACTTCAAGGTTGAAGTGACCCCTAAGTATCGAACGCCATTCTCCTACACATTCGATGGGTCAGTACTCGGTGGCAGTCTGCTTGCCAATACTCCGAATCTAGTCACAGACTCGTTTAGGTTCCCTGTTCACTGCCGTGCTGCTGATGCCAAGGTATCTGTAGTCAGCACATCTCATCTTCCATGTCGGATCCAAAGTGCCTCCTTTGAGGCAAACTACTCAACCCGTAATAGGACTATATGACCCCCCATGTGCGTCCCTCGAAAGAAGCCGATTGTGCTCGGATCGCAGGAGCTCTGCGTGAGGCTGACAGACAAGAGTGCGACTTGTGGGGGGTTGATCCGCTGTGTTCTCTGCGGGAGGGTCTGGCGCATTCGTTGCAGTGCCTCACCGTCATCGGGGAAACAGGGAATCCCACGGCCATGTTCGGGATCACGCCCACCGGCACCGTCTGGCTTCTAGGGACTGAAGAGCTCTTCACATTTCCTATGGCATTCCTGCGGCAGAGTCGGCTGTGGGTGAACCACATCATTGCGCCTGTTTCCAAGTTGCCTGGTGTTTCCGGAGTAGGAAACTGGGTCGATATGCGAAACACGAAACATACAGATTGGCTGGTATGGGTGGGATTCACTCTCACCAATATCGCTACTCACAACAATCAACGAATCGGTTACTACCGAAAGGCTATCTAACTCATGTGTATTCCATTCCTAGCACCCATCGGTGTTGCTCTTGGAGCATCAGAGGCAGCGGCAGCTGCTGCTGGAACCATGGCAGTGCTATCGGTGGCAGCAACAGCAGCGAGTGCCGGTGTGTCCTATGCCGGTCAGAAGCAAGCGGCTGACTCACAGAAGTACCAGTACGAAGAAGGGCAGCGGCTTGCCCAAGAGAACCTGCAACTCCAATATCAGCAGGTAGGTGTCCGTCAGCGTGAGGAGCAGATCAGTAAGGCTCAACAGGTTCAGCAGATCCGTCAGGAAGCAGAGACTGCCTTTGGTTCCATTCGTACCACTACGGGTGAAGCGGGTATCCAGGGCAACTCCGTCAATATGTTGATGAACGAGTTCACCCGTCAACAGAATGAATCCATCGCCAATGTCAACCTCAACTACGACTTCCGTAGTCGCCAATTGATGATTGAACAACTCGGTATGCAGGGGCAAGCCGATGGAACCATGATCCGTTCCTACCCAACGACTACCGCACCGAGCCCCTTTACTCCTGCTCTTCAGATCGGTGGAGGTGTACTGGGTGCCATAAATACTTATGGCAATGTGGAAAAAATGAACTTCGGTACAGGTAGTGCACCTTCTGCCAACTACTCAACGCTTGCTCGACGCGAGGCTTTCATGGGTTCCATGCCCACATCAGTCCGCATGGTTAGCCGAGGGTGGTACTAACTATGGCAACATCCCTTACACCCCGTGACCTCACGCAGGTCGCTATTCAACCTTCAGCCTCGCCGGTGAACCTCAATGTCACCCCGGCACCTGGGCAACAACTCCGTGGTAACTCCCTACAGCAATTGGGTGAGGCTCTCTCAGGGTTCTCCCCATCACTCCAAGGAATGCTTGCGCGGGCTGCTGATGAGGACAAGCGGAACCTTGCAATCCAAGGAGCCTCTGTTGACTTCTCCCAGGTTGATCTCAATGTAGATCCCAACGCTACCCCACAGGAGCGTCAGTTCGCCCTCAACCGCGCCTTCAAGGAAGCCGTTGTCAAGAACAATGCACCTGATTCAGCGAACCCCTTCTTCCTCATGGAAGCCCGTAAGAACTTTGGGCGATCCGGTGGCCTCCAGTACAGGAACGCTTTAGCGTCACTCTCAGCATCTGCCACAGACCCTGCGAACCCTGTGCCATTCTCTGAGATCGCCAAACAGGCCGCCGAGAAGGTAGGCATGGATGCCTTCACATCAGACATCTATGGTGCTGCGGGGTTTGCCTCGGTTGCCCAAGAAGCCAACGCTGAGTTCAGCAGTAAGTTCCAAGCGGAGATGCTGAAGCGTCAGGAGTTCGTTGCTGTTGAGCAGACTCAGAACGGTATCGCTGAGGCTCTACGGACTGCTGGTGCCAGTGGCTATGAATGGGACTCTAAGGGTTCCGTAGGTGTAGCCATGCAGCAGATGGTGGACAGTATCCACTTGACCACTACGGATCCGCTGATTGCTCGTAAGGTTCTCCTGGGTGGCTTTGAGACAGCGATCTCGCAGACCAAGGATGAGGCTGAAGTGGAGACCATGATGTCAGCCATGGGCAAGTTGTCCTTTGGTAAGGCTCAGATCAATCAGAACCCTGCCTTCTATTCAAACCTATTGACCATCAAGGATCAGCGGCTCAACGAGATTGCGGCTGAGGCAACCCGGAATGAACGGGTCTTTGACCAGAACATCCAACAGGGTGTCCGTGGGCTCTATGCCCTCGGTTGGAATGAGAAGGTCAGTGCAGCCATTATGGCTGGCAATGCTGAACAGGCGCAGCAGATCACAGAGAAGCTCCTCGATGAATATGTAACTAAGAATCCGGATATGAAGCCTGATGTCCGTGATGGGTTGCGTTCAGCAATCCAACTTAAGTTGAGCCCGCTGTTTGCTGCCGTTGGTGTGCAGAGAAACGCTGCTTCTGATGCAGAAACTCGGGACATCATGGATGCAATTGACGATGGATCAATCCCTGATCGCGGACTACTCCGTGACCGCATGACCAAACTACCTATCCAAAGCCAGATGATGCTTGATAGGCACTGGCAAGAGAATATTGGTGTGGTGCGTGGTGCTACTACGGCCTATGTCCAACAGAATGGCAAGGGGATCACCGCAAAGATCCTTCAGAGTTATGTCGATGCTGACATGGCTACCGGCAGGAATGCCAGTGGGCAACCCATGCTGCCTCCGTCCAAGATGGATGAAGCAAATGATCTAGAGACTGAGTGGAGAGCGGGTGCTAACGAACGCGTTAAAGCATTCGTGCGTGGTGATGTACTCGATGCAACCTCAGGGATGACCTACCGGGATCTCAAGGCTGCCTCGGGTGTTGAGGTTGCCAACCGCGCAGTCGTGGGGATTCTTGATGGCTACTACGACGGTAAGGTCAAGGAGCAGAACCAGGCTATGCGTGGGGTAAAGGCGGCTACTGAATCCGGGGTGACCGTTGGTAAGGCTAAGGTCATTGAACCTCGCCAAGCGTTCATTGAGGAAGTGGCTACGGAACAAAAGATGTCTGTCACTAATGCATTCGCTGTAGCCAAAGGAGCGGGTACATCGATTGAAGCGCAGAGCGAGGGTTTCGTTACATCCCTCAAGAGCGAGGTTGCACAAATCAACCAAGTTGCTTTGGACATGAACCTCGGTGCTGTCTACAACACAGACAAACTCCTACAGCGTCTTGGTGATATGTGGGCTACCGCACAGAAGGAAGGCAAGGTTGGCGTGGTGCGCCGAGGTGTTCTTTTCAACACCAACCGTGAATACACACCTGACTTAGTCCTTCAGCAGTATGGCCGTGTCAAGCGATCTATGACTGCTGGTCTGTCAGCGCAAGAAGTCATTGCAAACCAAACATCCGAAGGTGTCCCGGTATTCGGCGTGGTACTTCCTAACAAGGAAGCCGCCGTGGACTATGCATTCACAGTGCCCATGTTCAGGAACGAACTTGAACTGATGAGCCCACTCACAACCAACAAGGTCATGGATGCACTTGGTCTCTCTGCTCAAGTCAGAGAAGCCTTCGTAGCGCGTCAAGCAGAACTCATTCGGTACAAGAGGCAGCTCCTCATCAAGAACCCGAGTCTCACGAAATAATCAATGCCAACAACACCAAATAGCAGATACTTCAACGAGGATGAGCTCAGTGCCATCGTCAACGGTCAGGTATCTCCTCAGATGCCCACGGATCTCGGGGAACCTACTGATCCCGCAGCAGAACCATCGAAGCCCATCTGGGATACCTACGACACCATCAAGGCGGTCCCCCGTGGTGCCATCGATGCTGCCAAGGGTGTCTACAACCTTGCCGATTGGGCAACCATGGATCTCCTCCCAGATTGGCACACGAACCCACTGGGCACTAGCACATCATGGTCTGGTTCCATTGTGTCAGGTATCTCGCAGGTAGCCACAGGGTTCCTCGCTGCCGGGGGTGTCCTTGGGGCAGCCTCAAAGATCCCTGGTGCTGTAGGTGCCACCGCCGGTTGGTTGGGTGGAGCAGGGGGTGGTGCATCAGCTGCTATCCGGGGAACCTTTGTCAAGGGTGCCGTTACGGACTTCGCTGCCTTCGAGGGCAACGCAGGTCGCCTCTCTGATCTCCTAGTGCAAGCGGACAACCCTGCACTGAATAACGCCTTCACGCAGTTCATGGCAACCGACATGAATGACTCGGAACTCGAAGGTCGCCTAAAGAACGCCCTTGAGGGTGGCATCATTGGTGGTGCCTTTGAGGGAGTCATCGCGGGAATCAAGGGATCCATGAAGGCTGTCAAGGAGATGAAGCGTCTTCGGGCTGCTGGCAAGTCTGAAGAGGAGGCTGTGCAGGGTGCCATGCAGGTCGCCGGTAAGGATCTACAGGATGCTGCGGATGCTGCTGCTCGGGCTGAAGATGATTCCATGATGGCACAGCCTGAGGTTGCCCCTGTGGGTGACGCTGTGGCTGCCAAGGTTGCCCCGAAACCATCGCTCATTGATGCCTTGACTGATTCGGCTGATGATGTCCCACCCGGTTCTGCTGTGGACAACCTCGCTGCTGATGCTGCTCCTAAGAAGCCATCTACATCTGATCCTACGTACCCGGTTAAGCGTGGCGCAGAAGCCATGATGGATCGGATTAACCGTGAGGCAGGACAAGGTGGATCTATCACTCAAGAAGAGGCCACCATGATGACCTCTCTTGTCCGCCGGATGGGCGTAGACAACTTTGAGAGCATGGGCATCCGCTTCAGGAAGTTAGGTCCTAATCAGAATGGATCATTCTCCTTCACGCAGGATGTCATCAACATCGCCCGCCGCGCTACCACTACAGGTGATGCCAAGAGAACCTTCGTCCATGAAGTGTGGCACTCACTCACTGGGTACCTCGATGATTCCATGTTGGCTTCAATGAAGCGTGACTATGAGAAGGCTCATGTTGCGTTCTTTGATAAGCATGGCATCAGTCCCCGCGAGGCAACCGTAGATGGTGCTGTCTCCAAGACATTTAAGAAGGCTGTTCTCGATAAGAAGATTCCTGTCTCTGAGTGGTATCGCCTCATCAATATGGATGAGTGGGTTGCAGAGACATTGACTGATGCAACATTCTCGCGCCTCGCTCTTGAAGCAGATACCAAGTCAGTACTTGGCTTCCTCCGCTACTTCACCAAGAACACTCTTACTGAAGTCAAGGCGGTGTTCGGTGGTGCCAAGTACGACAAGCTGACTAAGGATTGGCTCAACGGTCGCTACGCGCTTGCTAAGGATTCTGAGTTCTACTTCGGTGCAGGTCGCCGTGCAGAGCAGCGTATGTATGGGCAGAGTGCTGCTGGTACTACAGCATTTGCGCCTCCGAGTGTGGACGGGATGCGGACTGTTGTTAATGACCCACCTTCGATGAAGGAACTTCACGATCTGCACACTAGCGGAGCCGATGTAGCTGCCCTTGCTGCCCGTATCGATGAATTAGAGAAGAAGGGTCTCATCAATCTGAAACCACTTCTTGGGAAGATCCCAGGGAGATCCGGGGTACCACCTACTCCCAATATGCTTGAAGAGGCAATCGTCGCCCTCCGTCAGTACGAGGCGAATCCCGATAAGTTTGCCAAAGGAACTCCCGCCACAAACGAAATCAACCGTATGACCGGCATAGCCTCGGTTAAGGCTGCTGTGGAGACAGGTGCGATCAATGCTGCGGAGGGGATTCAGTTAATGCAGCGTGGGTTAGTTACATCTAAACAGCTCGTTGACATGATGCCATTCCTCGAAGGTCTCACAGCAGCATCACGCTACAACGCCCTACAAGCCATCCGTGCGCCAGGAGCAGATTCTGATGCTGCGCTGAGGGCATTTACTGAGATATTCAGAGCATCCGAGGGGATCAAATCAAACATAGGCAAGAGCCTTCAAATGTCTCAAGCCTTTAGTGATACGGAAACGATAGGTAAGCAGTTCCTTGCACTCACACCAGCGGAACAGCGGGTGCGTATGGAAATGATGGGGGATACTCTCCAGTTACTTCTACTAGATCCCAAGACAGGCCGCCGCGCTGCCCAACTACTCACAGAAGGTTCCTATCGAAGCGGAATGCGTGTGACGGTTGAGATGTTCCGTAACTCGATCCTGTCGGGACCAAAGACCCTTGCAGTCAATGCATGGAACGGCTTGCAGATGTTGGCAATGCCTCTTGAGCGGGCTGCTGGCAAAGCATTGTCAGGTGATGCAGCGGGCGCAGCGAATGAACTATCGGTACTCACGCGGTACTGGTCACAGACTACGGATGCCTTTCAGGCTCTCAAGATCTCCGCATCAGAAGAAGGTGACTCCTTCGTTCTCGGTCGAGGAAACCAACAATACGGTGATGAGTTTGTACCTGGTAGGCGTATTGGTTCCAAGGGTGTTACTTGGCTTAACGAGGTGGACAAGGTCACCGGCGCAGTCCAACGCACACCAGCCGGTGCTGCAATGGATTGGTTTGGTCAATTCGTCAACGCTCCCATGAGAGCCCTCGGTTTTTCCGATGAGTTCTTTATGACCCTTGTTGCCCGCTCAGAAGCAGATACGGTTATCCGTGCTGATGTAGCGAAGCGCATGGGCAAGCCCCTCACAGATGCTGCGGTATCAGCAGAGGTATCGAGGCTCCGTGATCTTCTCTTCATTGATGGTCAGCTGTACACCCGTAAGACTGTTGAAGAGCGTGGGCTCCGTCAGGCTCGGGATAAGTACCTGCCCGGTGCTTTCCGGGAAACCCTCGGTACCGTGGTTGCTGATCGCCTAGGGAAACCTGTAACTGATCCAGCAGTAGTTACTGAGGTAAGCCGCCTTTACAACGCCTCGATGAAAGCCGGTAAGGTTGATCGAGAAGCCATCAAGGCTATTGCTGATGTGACTGAACGGAAGGCTGTGCTTTCTGCCTTGGATGCCTCAGGTGCCAAGGCGAAGGCACATCCTCTGTTCATTCCTGAAGTCCAACGATATATCGATCAGAATTGGGATGCCACTGTCGATAGCGACTTGGCTCCCTTTGGTGGCAATATGCAACAGGCCGCCGGTGAGGACTATCGAGTCCTTCAGCGTGTCTCAGGGGAAATCGAGCGTCGAGTCAAGGAGCAAACTTGGAAGCGTGACTACACCGATATCGCTGATGAAACAGCACCCTTCGGCTCACGCCTCGTAGGCAACATCGGTAAGGCATTCTCAACAGCAGTTGGTCATGTACCTGAACTGCAACTGATTGTTCCGTTCATCAAGACCCCTACGAACCTTCTTGCATTCGTTACAGACCGTAACCCCATCGGGCAGAGTCTCGCTTGGGTGCAAGCAGCCAAGGCTGGTGATAAGAAGGCAGCAGCTCAAGCAGCAGGGCGATTGGCTACCGGAAGTGTCCTGTACACCACAGGCATCGGTCTAGCAGCGAGTGGCATGATCACCGGCAAGGGTCCTGTAGATCCTGATATCCGAAAGCAACTCCTTGCATCCGGTTGGCAACCCTATGCCATCAAGGTGGGAGGCGTGTATGTCTCCTTTGGACGCAATGACCCCGTAGCCACCTTCCTTGGAATCGTTGCGGACACTGTGGACATCAGCCGCAGCACCTATGACCCAACCCCTGAGGACAACGGGATCATCATGGGTGTCTCTAAGGCTGCCATCATGTCTATCGCTAACAATGTGACTTCCAAGTCATACCTGCGTGGATTGACTACGGCTATGTCGGCGGCCATGGGTGATGAGGCTGCTGCAAACAAGATGATGCGTCAGTTTGCAGGAGCAGTTGTACCGAACGCCTTGGCACAGACTGAGGCAACCTTTACCGACAGCACCATCTATGAAACCCGTAACGCAGTCGATGCCATATTGGCTCGTCTACCGTTCACGGGGAACTCCGTTGATAAGACCCGTAATGCTCTTGGGGAACCACTGCAAGGCACCGAGAGCCCATGGTCTATTCTGTTCCCCGTTACTGGCACTAGGGCAACCAAGGATCCTGTGAACCGTGCTCTATCGGATTCATTGATCTCAGTCGGTGGTGCCCGTCGAACCCTCCCAGGCAACATCGATCTCAAGCAGATCAAGTTGAAGAACGGTCAGTCTGCCTATGACCGCTATGGGGAACTCACGGGTCAAGTGAAGATCGGTGGGAAGACTGTGCGTGACCAACTGCGCTCCGTGATCTCATCACCGTTCTTCAAGGGTCTCCCTGAAATGGGAACCGATGGGATCACAAGTCCCCGCACATCGCTCATCCGAGGGCAGGTATCTGACTACCGTCGGGTTGCCCTTGAGAAGTTAATCAAAGAGTCGCCTGAACTAGCCCAAGCCATGGCACACGCCCGTGATGTCAAAGCCAATCTTTACCGAGGAAACTGATGCCAGCATTCTATGAACTGAACTACTACGCCCGTACTTTCTACTCAGGTGACGGCGGCACCAATGACTTCCTAGTGACCTTCTATGGGGGAGCACCGCTCGACCCAAGTCATGTACGTGTGTATGTGAATCAGACAGAGATATCGAGTGGCTGGTCTTTCGTGACCATCAACGGTGCAACCTATGTCCACTTCGATATTCCGCCAGATGGTCAAACACCAGGCAATGTGATGCTCCGTCGATTCACACCGGCGCGTGAGGCTGACCGTGTGATCAACTTTACCGATGGTGATGTACTGACTGCATCAGACTTGGATATGTCGCAGCTGAACTCCCTGTATGTCTCTCAGGAATCCTCGGATCAGTTCCTCGACCAGGGTGGAGCAGGGGTCAGCATCAACTTCGCTGAGACCATTACGGGATCCAAGACATTCACGGGAACTACGACTATTGGTGCCGAAGGATCCTTCAAGTTCCTACAAGGTCTCGACATCATTGCTGACAAGACTCCAGACGGTAAGCAGTATGTACTTGGAGCAAACGGTACATCCGGTGATGTCCATTGGGAAGAAACAACCATTAACGCTGGTTCTCTCCCTGCAACAGTAGTCCTCACCGATAGCATTCAGACCATTGATGGGCAGAAGACATTTACGGGTGCTGTGGAGATCAACGCTCCACTGAAGGTCACCGGATCTGCTGT